GACTCCGCTCAGGACGGCAACCTCTACTCCGTCGAACTCAAACCCAACCCCGAAGACCTCCTGGACTGGGACAAGCCGTTAAGTCAGCAGAGTGAGAAGATCAAAGAATCTCTCAGAAAGGTGTTTGGGGAACTTCCGGGAGGAAAGGACGTATACCTCCAGCCGCCAACGCCCGAAATGGCCCAAAAGCTAAGAGAAGCAGGCATTCCCGGCATCAAATACCTAGACCAAGGCTCCCGCACCGCAGGTAAAGGAACCTCCAATTACGTCATTTTCGATGACGAACTGGTGAAGATTCTGAATAGAGAGTGATCGCACAAGAATACGCCCGCCACTGTGTCGTCATCGACAACACAGACTGGCCCAGACACGAAAGACGGAACCTCAAGAAAGAAATCAGGAAGATCCTCGAGCGGGACGGCTTCATAGACGTAAGAGCTTTAACCCCCAGTTACCGCTGGAACCTGTGTTCCACAAGACTAAGAGACGGAGACTTTAGTAACTGGGACGGCTGGGAGTTCAGATCAGACTGGGCCATGACCTTCCAATGGGGGGTCGAGAAATGCAGTCCAGTCCCTAAATGGGACGGTGGGCCGTGTAGCCACTTGGTTATTCTCGGTGAACAGGGGATAGGGGATGAGATCCTGTTTCTGTCCGCTCTCCCCGAGCTGATGGTGAGGCTTGGCCCCAAGGCTTTAGAACTCAAGTGCTACGAAAAGCTCGCTCCGATAGTCGAGCGCAGCTTCAAAGTCAGGTGTACCGAAAGGCTCCCTTTGTCCCAAGTTACGGAAGGGGAGGCGGTAGCCGCTTTAGGCGACTTGTTCCCCTGGTACAGAAGGGACAAGAGCCACTTTCCGCGTAAGCCATTCCTGAAACCAGATTTGGAAAAGATGTTCTACTGGAAAGACTGGCTAGGGGATGGACCTCATATCGGTTATGCCTTTAAGTCGAGACACGGGCACCTGGACCCCGAGTCCCTGAAGACCGAAAAGGGACGTTACTGGAACCTCCAGTACGACGACAACGGACCTGAAAGTCCACCGTTCGACGTAAAGAACGACTTTGAAAACCTCTTCGCCTTTGTCTCAGCTTTAGACAAGGTGGTAACAGTGACACAGACCCTCGCCCACGTCGCAGGGTCGATTGGTAAAGAGTGCCACGCGGTCATTCCGCCTAAGAACGGGGAAGTGACCTGGCCTCTCTGGTACTATTTCAACGGAGATTCCCGCTGGCAGTCTCCGATTTATCCCAATCTAACCATCTACAAAAACCCAGATGAGTTCATTAACCATCGGAGATAGGGTGCGCGTCCTGAACGAATTGAGCAGGCTGGAGGGCGTGATTCTTGAGATATTTCCGGCAACTGACCGATGGGGTATGCCAGCAGAAGGTCTTGAGGCGAAGGTAAAGCTGGATAAATACCCAGAACCGTGGATAGTCCATTTGTCTCAGCTTGAGAAAGTATGATGAGTCAAGAGCTATCCGCCCTCGATGAAATAAAGGGCCGTTGCACCTTTATAAAGGTCGAATACCCCGACACAGCGGTGAGGATGGAACCCACCATAGACCTTATCAACAGGTTAATGGGTGTCGCGGTTAAAAGGGGATTAACGAAACAGGAAGTGGACGAACTAGCCGAAGACCTCTACAGCCTCCGGGAGTACCTGAAAGAGATTCAATCGAAATACCCCGAGGTCAAAAAGGACTTCACTCCTACTATAGACGTTTGCAACTGGTTACTTTCTCTTGATTAGGTGGGGCAACCCAAAGTCTTCGGAAAAGGAGGCTTTGGAGGATGCGAAACGGATCATTCCCGAATCCGAATGGTCCGGTATCAGGATATTGGAAGACGACTTAGGGTCGTTCTTCTGGAAATACACCCCGACTGACAAGGCGAGAAGCGAGCCCTTTTCCTAGGTATTTCATCCGGTCTACCGGCGTCGCCAAGGGATTTCGGCTCTGCGCCCCCAGTCTCCGCTTTCGCGGTGTTCTGAGCTTTGAACTATGGCAACTCGTTTCCTAGGACCGCGAAAAGATTGTAACACAACCCCGACTGACGAAGCGAGGATAAATGAAAACAGAATTCGTTAGCCCAGAAGTGTTCTGGGAAAAGATGGGAGATTGCAGGTTTGTCCGCCTTGGAAAGTTTCAAGGTCGGGTCATGAACGTTCTGTACGTCACCACGAAAGCACCAGAGGATGTTCCTGGTCTGATCGATGGCGCGATCCGCCGCATCGGAAGGAACCTCGGCATCGCGGACGATACCTTGTGCGCGTAGTCGTCGTCGGGCACGGCCCCAGCCTAAAGGGGGCCAACAAAGGTCAAGAAATAGACTCCCACGACATCGTCGTAAGGCTCAAGGGCTGCGGTCCCTGCGTCAAAAAGATGTCCGATGACTTCGGTAGACGAGTTGACCATTTATGCGCTTCTACCGAAATCATGGGGACGTTCTTCAACGTCGTCGCGGGGTCTTACTGGGGCTACCCCAAAAAGGGGACTTACGACTTCGACAACGCCGTAAAGCGGATCATGGACCTTGGAGCTCCGGTCATGATCCCGTTACAGCTCTGCAACGCCTGGAACGAGGCGTTTAGAAACATGGGTGCCAAACACCCAAACGTCTCGACCGGAACCGCTGCTATCGTCATCGCGGCCCACTACTACCACCCGGACGTGAAAGTTATCCATCTAGCAGGCTTCGACACCCTCCTGAACCCCGATACCGAATTTACACGGTATCCCGGAATCCCGAGGTCGGGAATCGGACCCTACCCGGACCACGACTGGAAGACCGAAAACCAGTTGTTGAAGAAGATCGAATCCACCTATTCGGTGAGCATCGAGCCACTGTGAAAACAAACGCTGACGCCATTGTAGAGATTGTCTGCGCCGTTTTAGAGAGAGCGGCGGAACTGATCGAACAGAAGAACCCCACCGGGAAGTCTTTAAAGCAGGCTTCCGAGGATATGCGGGTCTTCGCGAAGAAGAATCAGGGGAAGGCCGTCAAGAAGATCCAGCTTCCGTGATCGCCGTAACGACGTTCTCAAAGGACGGCTACGAGCTTTACGGGAAGAGATTACTAAAGTCTTCTCACCACTGGCCGACCCCCATCGTCTGTTATGTCGAAACTGACATAGAGGACGAGTACGAGTCAGTAACATATAAGCCACTATTCGACGTTTACGGCTTAAAACCATTCATCACCTATTGCGAGCATCCTAAATTCCGTGGTCAGACCCCAAACGGCTACGACTACAACAGAGACGCCGTCAAGTTCTGCTACAAGGTTTTTGCCCAGTTCGACGTTTTACAAACTTACAAGGGTAAAGTCTTCTGGTTAGACGGGGATACGGAGTTCAAGAAAGACGTTCCCGAATCGTTTTTAACAGACCTGTTTCAGGGAAAGCCTCTCGTCTATCTGGGAAGAGAAGGCTTCCATACCGAATCCGGATTTTTAGGGTTCGACACCGAACACGAAGACTTCCCCCGGTTCCTGACAGCGTACATCGACTGCTATCGAAGAGGCATCCTCTTTTCCTTGCCTCGATGGCACGACTGCGAAGCCTTCGACTGGGCCATGAAAGTCAGCGAAGTCGAAGGGAATAACCTTTCCAGTTTCTTCCGCGCAAGACCGGAAGGCGTGACAAGTGACGAATTGAACGTCTTCCCGAAAACCGTTTTGGGGGATTACATGGTTCACCGAAAGGGGAACCGCAAGCATGGTCGAGATAAGAGAGGACTTCCGCTCCGGTCCTCTGATAGCTCTGTTTTCGAGTCAGAATCGGTTCGAGTGGGAAAACTTCACTGAAGGCAAAAACAGGGTCTTCTTTTTAGACCCAGAAGGGCTTTGGTATCAGAAAGAGATCCCCTGTCTCTTAGGTTATCTCAGTAAACACCGACCAAGTCTAACGGTAGGCTGTTCCAAGGGCGGTTACGCCGCTCTGCTGCTGGCCCACTTTCTCGGGTGCGGGTCGCTGACGTTCGCCCCGCAGACGATCCTTGAAGACAAACGCTGGCCGGGCATAGCGAAGGCCAGAGCGATTTCCGACTACCCAGACCTTAGCTTCGTGTCTGGCAGTCAACACCGAATTTACTACTGCAAGCACAAACCGTCAGACGCTTTCCACGCGGAACGCCTGAACGTTTCCCTATTCCCGGTCGAGTGCGACACGCACAACGTCGCTGCTTTTTTGAAACACCGGGACCGGCTTAAACCACTCTTCGACTGACAAAGCGAATGCGCGCATTTATCACTGGCTGCACAGGCCAGGACGGACGCTATTTGTCCGAATTCCTCGTAAACAAGGGATATGAGGTCTACGGGCTGGTTCGTAGAAGCTCCCAGCCACGAGACATTCCAAATGGAATCATCCCGGTAGATGGCGACGTTACCGATCCGGGGGTAACGCGCATCGTCGAGATGATGAAGCCCGACGAAATCTACCATTTGGCCGCGATGAGTCATGTGGGCGAGTCGTTCAAGATTCCTTCCTACACCTTCGAGGTGAACGCAAAGGGAACCTTGAACGTCTTGGAGGGCGCGAGAAAGACAAACTCCAAGTTCTACCAAGCCTCCACGTCCGAGCTGTTTGGCCTGTCTCCTCCTCCTCAAAGCGAGACAACGCCGTTTTACCCAAGGAGTCCTTACGGGGCTGCAAAACTCGCAGCCTACTGGTTGACGGTCAACTATCGAGAGTCCTACGGGCTGCACGCCTGTAACGGAATCCTCTTCAACCATGAATCCCCACTTAGAGGCGAAGATTTTGTCACTCAAAAAGTCTGCAAAGCCGTCGCTGAAATCAAAGCGGGGGTCCGTCAGAAAGTCAAACTCGGCAACCTCGAAGCCAAAAGAGACTGGGGCCACGCCTCAGACTTCGTCAGAGGAATGTGGCTCATGCTTCAAAGTCCTCCCGATGACTTTGTTCTGGCCACGGGTGAGACAAGAACTGTCCGAGAAATGGTCGAGTATGCGTTCAGCCTTTGCGACCTTAATTACCAGGATCACGTCGAAGTAGATCCCTCTTTATTCCGCCCCTCCGAAATCCCCGTCCTCCTTGGAGACCCGTCCAAGGCCAAACGGGTTCTGGGTTGGGAGCCTGAGTACACCTTTCACTCGCTCATCGAGGAGATGCTTGAACACGCCCTTTGCACTGTCGGTTAGTACGTGGGGGCCGGAAGAAGTAGAGGCCATTAACCGCGTCGTCCAGTCTGGCAATTTCACGATGGGCGAACGTGTTTCCGAGTTCGAGCAGATGTACGCCGACTATGTAGGCACGAAGTATTGCGTGGCCTGCAATTCGGGGTCGAGTGCAAATCTCCTGATGGTAGCGGCGTACTCGATCTATCACGGCGTTGGGACAATCGTTGTCCCTGCGGTTAGCTGGTCAACGTCCTTTAGTCCTTTCCAGCAATACGGCTGGCGTCTCAACTTTGTTGACGTTGACCTTGACACGCTGAATATCGATCCTCGTTTGGCGTTTGAAGCAGAAGGTGACGACTGGCTATCCGTCAACCTGCTTGGCAATCCCACTGGGATGGTCGGCGGACTAGAGGACAACTGCGAGTCAATGGGCGCGGAGCATGGAGGAAAGCGCACCGGCTCCTTCGGCGTCATGGCCTCCCATTCAACATTCTTCTCCCATCACATTCAGACGATGGAGGGAGGAATGGTTACGACTAACAGCGAGTACTTCTACCAGATGCTACTGTGCCTCCGCTCCCACGGCTGGACGAGGCATCTCCCGAAAGACAACGTCCTAGGGGCCAAGGTCGGCAAGTACGAATTCGCCTACCCCGGATACAACGTCAGACCTATCGAGATGCAAGCTGCCGTAGGCATCGAGCAGCTAAAGAAACTCCCCAAGTTCATAGAACAGAGGAGGGAGAATGCCGAAGGCTTCAAGGAAGTCGCCAAGAAGAAAGGATGGAGAATCCAAAAGGAGACGGGCAAGTCTTCTTGGTTTGCGTTTGCCATTCTGTCCGACGAGATCGAGGAAGTTAAGAAGGAACTCGATGCAAAAGGAGTGGAGTACCGTCCAATAGTCGCCGGTAACTTCGTCAAGAGTCCTTCAATCAAGTATTACAACTACTCCATTCACGGAGAGTTGCGAAATGCCGATTACATCCACACCAACGGCATTTACATCGGGAACACACATCGCCCAATCGACTGGAGCGCGCTTTGATCACCGACCGGATTGATAACGTCACCAAGATAGACCAGAAGTATTTAAGCGCAGTCCTCCCCGCACCAAAGTCCGTAAAGATAGAGCTAAGTCCACGTTGCAATTATCGCTGTGGGTTCTGTGCTCTCAGGACTCGTGAGGTCCAGCCGAAAGGCGATATGGACCTCGATTTCTTCAAGCGCATCACAAGGGAAATGAAAGACGCGGGCGTTGAAGAAATCGGGTGCTTCTATCTCGGGGAATCATTTATGAACCCCGGCCTTCTGGTCAAGGCAGTGCGGTATCTCAAGCAGGAGCTTGAAATGCCGTATGTGTTCCTGACATCGAACGCCTCCCTGGCCGACCCGTTTTCAGTTGAAGAGCTGATGAAAGCGGGCCTCGACTCGCTTAAATGGTCTGTCAACGCCTGCGACGAGGAGCAGTTTAAAGACGTGATGGGGGTTAAACCCGCCCTCTACCGCGTGGCCCTGGACAACATCCGCTCAGCCTACTGGGTCCGTGAGACCGGAGGATACAAGACAGGCCTTTACGCCTCCTCGATCAAGTACGACGGGGAACAGCAGAAGAAGATGGAGGATCTGTTAGACGAGCACGTCAGGCCTTACGTCGATCAGCACTATTGGCTCCCGCTCTACAGCATGGGTTCCTTGGCGACCGAGAGGGAGAAGCAGCTTGGGTATCGGCCCATCGCCGGCAATCAGGGACGGTTGGGCGCTCTCAGAGAGCCTCTTCCTTGCTGGTCAGCCTTCACGGAAGGCCACGTAACAGCGCGAGGCGACTTGTCAGCCTGTTGCTTTGACTCTGACGCCCATTGGTCGATGGGCAACCTTCACGAAGTCTCGTTTATGGAAGCGTGGAACTCAGAGAAGTTCCAAAGACTTCGTGAGGCACATCTGAGGAAAGACGTTTCCGGGACCATCTGCGAATCCTGCGTGGCCTACGCATGATCAGATGGTTTATCGGTTGGGATAAGGACGAAGCAGCCGCCGCACACGTCCTGGCTCATAGCCTACAGAGACGAGCCAGCATCCCGGTTGCCGTTACCTTCATCAACCGCTCTAGTTTAAGAGGCATCTACAAGCGGGAAAGGACTTCTCTGGAGTCAACCGACTTCTCCCTGACCAGATTCCTTGTCCCCTACATGTGCGGGTACGAGGGGTGGGCCGTCTTTACGGACTGCGACATGGTGGTCCGTGACGACCCGGCTAAGTTGTGGGCGTGGCGCGATGATCGCTTTTCCGTTCAGGTCGTAAAGCACACGCACATCCCGACCGAAGATACCAAGTTCCTAGGTCAGACGCAGAGCAAGTACGAGAAGAAAAACTGGTCTTCCGTAATGCTCTTCAACAACGCGAAGTGCAAAGCCTTGACCCCGGCTTATGTGAACACCGCAAGCGGTCTCGATCTGCACCAGTTCAAGTGGCTTGAATCCGACGACCAGATTGGGGATCTGCCATCCCACTGGAACCATTTGGTTGACTACGACAAACATGACATAGACGCCTCTTTGGTCCACTACACCAAGGGCGGTCCGTATTTCGAGGAGTACAGGAACTGCGACTATCACCAGGACTGGTGGGTAGAGCAGACCCTGATGAACCACATTTCCAAGAAGTGAACTCGACTGACAAAGCGAGGGTTACATGGCAACGGCTAAGTATTGTAGGAAATGCGGTAAAAAGCTGGTTCGTGATTGTATCGACGAGTACGACCAGAGCACTGGAAAGCCAGTATACAGGATGGTTTGTCCGACTGGACTCTGTGGTCACAACGGCCATTTTCATGATTTTAATTCCGGGTTCTTTGGCACCAAATGTTCTAAGTGTGGAATCCGGTTGGAATAAGTGAGCCTGGAAGAAACCGCCGCGATCATCGCGGAGCTTGAAAAGTACAAGCGCACTCACAAGCTCGAATACTACAAGCCCTACGAATATCAGAAGCGGTTCCACCATGCGTTAGGTCATGGAACCGACCGACCCGCACGACAAAGAGCCTTGATGGCTGCGAATCAGGTTGGCAAATGTGCGACGGTTAGCAGCTATATCGAACATCCAGACGGCACGCGCTCTACCTTCGGGGAAAGATACCGAGATGGCAGACCGTTTCAGGTACTGGCGTGGGATGGCGAAAAGGCTGTAACCGCTGTCGCGGTTGCGCCGATAAAAAAGCCAGAAGAGCCGTGCGTTAGGCTGTGGTTCGAGTCCGGGCACTGGTTCGAGTGCGCACTGAACCACCGGATTCTTTCTGCAACCGGCGAATACGTTTTCTCCGAGCAGCTTCTAATATCCGGGCGCGCCCTTCGGCCGTCCAATTCGGAACTCGACCAGTCAGTTCCTGCCGCAGGTGTTCGGCATTGGAACCGAATACGGCTAAGTTTTCTGGCCGGTTGTCTTGCCGGTTTCCGTTTATGTGATGCACGACTTCATACGGCTCTAGGAGGCGTCCAAGTTCTTCTTCTACGACTAGCCGATGTTCTAGGACGTAGTTTTGCTTTGTTCTGTGAGGGTGCGTATTCGTCCACACGTACCAGTAACCGCCGACTAGCTTGCGTCCGCCCTTCCAGTCCGGATGTTTGGGGCCACTACGCGGCCCGGTGCGTTGAGTCTTTATCCCGTGGCGTCGGCAGGTTCGCTCAACGCATGAGCGCGAGCATCCTAGCTTTTCAGCGACTTGCCATTGGGGAAGTTGATCGACTTCTATCATCCGGCGAAGAACAGCAACGTCAAGTTTTGCCGCAGGCATACAGGGGTTCTCAAGGTGAAGGGAACCGAATTGTAGCATACGAGATGATTGGACGCCATGAAGTCTACGACTTTATGGTCCCGGAACTGCACAACTACTGCACGGCGGGCGTTGTCCACCACAACACGACTTGCGGTGCGACCGAAGTCGCCATGCACCTCACCGGGAAATACCCGAAGTGGTGGCAGGGATCGAGATTCAACCATCCGACCGAGTGGCTGGTCGCCTCGACTACCAACGAGACGACCAGAGACCGTTGCCAAAAAGACCTGTTCGGCGATCCGCTGGATGAGAAGGCTCTGGGAACGGGCGCTGTTCCGCTAGACGACATAGGCGACCGAATCAGAAAGCCCGGAGTCCCGAACGCCTACGACTCTGTTTTGGTCAAGCACGTCTCAGGTGGATGGTCCAAAGCGGTCTTCAGGGCCTATGAACAGGGACCGAAGAAGTTCATGGGGTCGAGACTCACCGGAGGTTATTGGGCGGACGAGGAGCCGCCTCCGGAGGTCCATTCCCAGATGGTCCGGGGAATCTTCGCCACGCAGGGAATCGGAATCCTGACGTTCACTCCCGAAGAAGGAGTCACGGAAGTCGTTGCCGGTTTCATGAACGACATCCAGCCCGGTCAGGCTTTGGTGAGAGCCGCCTGGGAAGACGCGCCCCACATGACTCCCGATAAAAGGGAAATGGCCCTTGCGGGTATTCCAGCGCATGAAAGGGACATGAGATCGAAAGGGGAGCCGATGGTCGGTTCCGGTCTCATCTTCGCCGTCCCCGAAGACTTGATCATCTGCGACCCGTTCGACATCCCTCCGCATTTTGCGCGTATGAACGGGTTGGACTTCGGCTGGGACCATCCCTGTGCAACGTCGTTTATCGCAATCGACCGAGATAAAGACTGCGTTTACGTCTACGACGGCTACAGAGGATCGAGAATCCTCATCCCCGTTCATGCCCAGGCCACAAAGACTCACGGCGACTGGATTCCCTGCGCCTGGCCGCATGACGGGTTAGTCCACGACAAACAGTCCGGTAAGCAAATCGCTGATTTGTACCGAGAGAACGGGGTCAACATGTGGCCCGTTCAATTCACCAACCCTCCGAGGCAAGGAGAGGAAGAAGGCAAGGGCGGGAACGGCGTGGAAGCGGGCATCTTTGAAATGCTCGACATGATGACCACGGGCCGTTTCAAGGTCTTTTCGACGGTTAAGTATTGGTGGGAAGAGGCACGTATGTACCACCGCAAAGACGGAAAGGTCAACGCCATTCGAGATGACTTCATCTCCGCGACTCGCGTAGCCACGATGTTCAGGAGGCACGCACAAACCAAAGTCACACGACAGCCCCGCCAGTCTTATTCCCGGGGTGTCTCCAACTGGAGCTAAAGGGTGGAAGTCAAGAAACGCCGGGTCGGGGAAAAGGACTGGCAGAAAGTCGAAGAGAAAATAAAGTCCGAACTGCAAAAGCGCGAGCAGGACTCCTTTCGCAAAATCCACGAGACCATCTGGCGTGAAGTCGATAGACAGGTCTCGATGCAGCCCCCCAAGAGGGTCTACAAAGACGCTCAGGAAAGAGACTCAGACTGGCACAACGCCATCGAGCTAGGGGAATTATCCAGAGCTTCGGAAATCATCACCGCCGACGTTCTTAGACTCATCTTCCCGACCACGAGGGCGTGGTTCGAGCCTCATGCCGAATTGCCCCCAAAGCTGGATCAAAACACGGGTCAGAACGTCGCCCCCACCCAGAAGGATCAGATTTTCGTAGACGGAGCCTTAAGGGCCTTGATGGCCCAGCAGCACGTTGACTTCGGGTTTAAGTCCCGTATCAAGCTGTCCATTAAAGAAGCCCTGCACCACGGCTCCTTCGTCGCTGAAGTCAGGAACGAACAAGCCCTGTTGGTTCGTGACGGGAGCATGGTGTCTCAGATGTCCGCTCCCGTGTGGGTTCCGCACTCCATGTGGAACTGCTACCCCGATCCCAGCCCGTCTGTTTTGGGAACGAACACGTTCTACACCGGGACGATGATCCTCAAGGAGTACATGCCGCTATGGAAACTCAAAATAGTGGCCGCCTCCAACCCTGGGTGGATGTCTTCTCAGATAAAGAAGATCCCCAAGAAGACGAACAAGAACAAAGACGTTGAAACCCAAGACGTAGAACTCGTCAAGTTCATCGGGGACTGTTCCATTGAAAGGGGCGATGGAGACATCTTCCTCCCCAATTCAAAGATCATCCTGGCCAATGGAGTAATCGTTTACTACCAGCCGAACGAGCTGCCGTTTTCAAACATCATCTTCAACGGCTACGAAAGACTTGATGTAAGAGACCCTTACTACACCAGCCCTCTCATCAAGCTAAGTCCGTTCCACAAGATGTGCTCGGTACTCGCAAACAAGTACCTCGATGCCGTCGCGCTGAGAACGGAACCCCCGGTAGTGTACGACGCCAACGATCCGCAGTTCATCGTGAGTGGTGGTCCTATCCTTGCCCCGGGCGTGAAGTCGCCCACAAAGCACTTCGGCAAGTATCAGTTACTTGAGACCGGAGACCCCAACTTCGCGTTACAAGGTCTTCAGCTCGCACTAGACCACGTGCAGCAGGGAACCTCTGTGGATGCCGTCAGGTCCGGTGCCGGGGACTCCGCAGACCAGACCGCTACCGAATCTCGCCTGAAGTCCATGAAGGGCGAAATCAGGACCGTCGATTTCGTCGATACCCTGGAGTTTAGCTGCAAGTCCTACCTCTACATGCAGCACGAGATAAACAAGAGGGAGATGGGGATGTACTCATTTTACAACCCCGAGATGGATGCTCCCGATTTCATGCGCTGGACGAAACAGGATCTTCCCGAAAACGTCCACTTCGACATCGTAGGGGCGAGAGGGATTCTGGGAGAAGAGGAACGCTCGCAGAAGGTATCGGTGGTAACAGCCTTTGCCTCTCAGAATCCTTTGTTTGCCAACATCATCAAGCCGGTGGAAATCCTCAAAGAGATGTACGCCGACGCTGGGGTCAAGAACCCCGAGAGGTGGCTGAACATCCCCGACAATGAAACCCAGATCATCGAGCAAAGGATAGAAGCCAAGTACCAAGAGGCCATGCAGGCGCACGAAGAGGAAATCTTCAAGCTCAAACAGGATTTGGCCATTGCAAGGGCAGTGAACGACGCGAGGCTACAGGAAGCAACGATAAAAGCCGAAACCCAAGCCGCCGTCACTGAACACAAGGCAATGGTTCAAACCGAAGTGGACACCGTTAAAACCGGCCTGAAGATCGCCGAGACGCAGGCAAAAGTCGAGAGTAAGAAAGATGCCAATAGTTGATGGGGTTCCGCAGGCTCTAAGCACACAAAAGGATACGACTACCGGAAAGCCTGTGCTACAGGCCAGTACCGACAACGCCGCACACGTTAAGGGGTACACGGTATCTGACTATCGCGGCCTCTACCCAGCAAGCTACTACCAGGACTTCACCGGAGCCGCCGGCACCAACGACAACGACGTCGTTTATACCTCCGGGGATGTCTCCAGCTACAACCAGCACGTTATCGAAGCGACAGCCGGGACGGTGGATATTCAGGTCTCGGTGGACGGTACGAACTGGAACACAACCCCGGCGGCTGTTCTCCTTCACGATGATGTCACGACCGGCGGTGGCGTACTTTCCGCCTCTATCGCATCGGGAAAGGTCGGCATCCTAAAAGGCAAGTACAAGAAGATCCGCCTTCTCCAGAACGGCGCGACGGCCTCGAACGCTCGCGGCGCTCACGTCTGGGCGTAGACGATGGCCGTTACCAACCCCGTCGGCTGGCTTCCATTCGGCTCTGACGACGATTCCGTCCTGTTCCAGGCCGACTGCAAATCCGCCGCCTCGATCACAGGAAACACCGGGACCATAGCTTCCGTCGGTACGGGTACCCAGACCTTCGACTCCGAACTAGGGATGAATGTCGGTTCCAACGGCGGATACAGCATCCTCCAGATGACCGGCTACGCCTCCCTCGATTACTCCGGTCAGATCAGCGTCGAGGTGCAGAAAGAGTGGGTGTGTTTCAACGACGCCACGAACGGCTCCAGCGGAGACGTTCTCGCAGCTCAGGGTTATGTGTTATCCGCCACCCCCGGGACCGGCGGCGCTCAGGACTTCCTGCACAAGACCACTGGTGGTGCTATCGGCACGTTCATGTTCGGCGGCGCGGCCAACAAGAAGTGGCAACGCGGTTCGGTCGATACCGGAACTACGGTCAACTGCACCGTTCACTCTGCCGGTAAGGGAGACTTCATCCGCATCAACGTCGGCTGGTGGGGGAACATGCACGTCCTCGCCATCGACGGTTATATCGTCAGCGCGGGTCTTTTGAATCGGGGCACCATCGCCAACGCCTTCAATCGCTGGTACATCGGTTCGGATCGTGGCGCGACTGCCGGCATGGTCAACGGACGCTACATCCGCAACCTCCAGATCAGCAACCGCGCCCCGATGTTCGCGGTCCATCCCGATCTCTCCAGTCTCATGCTCTTCGGGGATTCGTTCGTCAACACGACGGACGTGACGGTAGTCGATTACACGACCATAACGACCCCTTGGAGGGAATCTACCGGGGTCTACTGCATCCAGCGCGAACTGGAGAGTCGAGGGCTTTTCCCCGGAAACATGTGGTCGCTCAACTGCGGCGGTCACACTATCAACGACTCTGCGAACAGCGCCGCCGCGGCTGGCGGGTTGGAAGATTACCGGGCAACGGCACTCGCCAAGAATCCCCAATACGTCTTTCTCCGTGGCGGCACCAACGACGCGAACGTCGACAATCTCGACGCCAACTTCGACACCGACCTGAAGGACCACGTTTCCACGATCCTTGCTCAGTCCGGCGTCAAGGGCATCGTTGTCGGTACGGTTCCGGCCATTTACAACGACACCACCAAGGACGCCAACATCAGGACCGTTAATGCCTACATCAACGCCCTCCCGTCGTGGTGGGACGAGAACAACCCGAGCGACACCGGGAGAGTTGCGGTAGCGGACGTGTTCACCGCTTTTGGAGGATTCGACTACGCCGACCTTCCCGAAGACGTGTACTACGGGCAGGTGGCGAGTTCCAGCGACATCCACCCGGCAGCCTACGGCTACAAGCTGATGGCCAAAGCCTACGTCGATGCGCTGATGACGATGTTAGGGAAGCTGTGAGCCTGGAACAAGACTTCCTGACCTTCATAAAAAGCCACGGCTACTGGCCGCTCTTCAGAGAAAAGCTCTTATCCCATCGTCCGGAGATTCCCCCTCACAACCCGGACGAGGACAACACCGAATCCTGGAAATCCGCTTCCGCGCAGCAGAAAGGCTTCGACCTCTGCTGTTCGTTGTTTCAACTCGACAAGGAGTAACCCATGACTGAATCCACCCCCGCGCAGAGCGCCGAGCCTGCCGAGACTGTAAGCACGCCCTCACCGTCCCTCGAAGAGATTTCCCGAGAGTTCACGGTAGAAGAGCAAGCGCAAAACTTCACGGCCCAGCCGCAGCAACCCAACGGAACCGTAAACACGCAGACCTTGTATGCGCCGCAGGTTCAGGCACCGCAGTACACCCCTGACCCTGTAACCGATCCGGAAGGGTACAAGCAGTTCGTCAACTACCAGCGACAGGTGACTACTCAGCTCGACGGAACACTCCGCGAGGTACTGAACAAGGTCACGTCGTTCGAGCAGCGGATTGCACAGCAGAAGCTGGATGCCGACGTGGACCGAGCCGTACAGGTCGTAAATAAGAAGCTGAACGTCGATAAGGATTTGGCCGAGATCGCTCTTGAGAAAGAGTATCGGTCCAATCCGACCTTCAAGAAGATTTGGGACAACCGCGACCGCAACCCCGAAGCGTTTGAGCGGGCTTTAAGCGTCATTGCGGACAAGTGGGCACCCAAGTTTCAGGTCCGACAAGATCCCCAGCTTGCCGAAAACGTCCGTGCTGCGAAGTCCTCCCAGCAAACAATGGCTACCACGAAACAACAGAACCCCAATGACGAGTGGGCCAACCTCACTCCGGAGGAGTTCGAGCGTAAGTGGAGCCGAATGGTACACGGAGGATAGCCTTAAATGGCTCTTGACGTAAGTAACCTGACTAGCACGATTCAGGCCCCGATCAATTTTGTCTATCAGCGGGGTCTGTTGAGTGCGGCGCGTAAGCGCCTTCCGTTCTTCAACGGGAGTCTCCCCGGAGTCCTGGAGAAGAAGGGTGGTTCGATGTCCGTCAAATGGCGTCGAATCGAAAACCTCACCGCCACGACCACGGCGATCAGTGAGCACACGGAGAACGGCCCGGCTGTCTTTGGTCTGGGACGTTCGACGGTCAAGCCCACGATCACCGACGTCACCACCACCATTGCCAAGTACGGCAACCCGATCTACCTCACGGAAGAGGTTGACCTGTTCAACATCGATCCCATGACGATGGCACTCATGGACACGCTTGGAGCCAATGCCGGCGAGTCTATGAATGCGCTTCATCGGAACGTGATGAAGGGCGGGACCAACGTTCAGTACGCCGGAAACGCCGCCAACAAGTCGGCGGTCGCAACGGCCATCTCGCTGAACGACATCAAGGGTGCCGTGGCGAAACTCAACCGCAAGTCGGCGCAGAAGTTCGACGGCATGGCGACTGGCTCGACCAACTACAACAGCCAGCCCATCCGTTCGTCCTTCTTCGGCATCTGCCATACCGACGTGGAAGAGGACATCCGTACCCTCACGGGCTTTGTCGGCGTGGAGCAGTACGGCGGCTACACCAAGACCTATCCGTATGAGTTCGGTGCGGTCGGCGGTGTCCGCTGGTGCTCGACGGAAATCGCGCCGATTGAGACGGAGGTCTCCACGACCTCTGCGACCAATGACTTCATGGGGCCGGATACCGCCGGCTTCGCGGATGGCTACTGGTCGTTCGTCTATGGCAAGGAGGCCATCGGGTCCGTGGGTCTGGGTGAGGGTCACACGACCGACATCACCGAGATGTACGACCCGAAGAAGCCCAAAGCTGTGGAACTCCTGTACGCCCCTCCGAAGGTCAGCATTGCCGATCCTTTCGGGGAGCTGGGGGTCATCAGTTGGAAGGCGTGGTATGGCGGAAAAATCTTGCAGAACGATTGGATTGTTTCAATCGTTTCGCTCGCCACGTACTACGGGTAAGTTGTGGTAATGGTGGGGCGGGAGCTTGTCTCCCGCTCCGCTTCTTTTATAATTGCGGGAACAGGTAGCGGCTAACTACCTGCCCCCTAACCACAACAACCTATTGGGAGGTTGCCGTGGCTGAAGTTGAGCCTACCAAGATTTGCTCTCGCTGCAAAGAAGAAAAACCACGCGGCGAGTTTTCAATTGCAAGTAACGCAAAAGATGGATTGCAACGCTGGTGCATGCCGTGTATGCGGCAAGTTGCCTTAAATAACTACCGCAAAGATCCTGAACGGAAGCGCGAGTATTCAAGAAAATACAGGGCCGACCGTCCAGAATGGGCGAAGATGAAGAATGCCGAGTATCGCAAGCTTCATCCCGAATACTTCAAAGAAAAGAAACGGCAGTACGATAAGGAACGTCCGCACTTACGCCAAGCGCAAAAACGCAGACACCACGAGCGCCACGCCGAGAAGATCAGGGCGCGCGTCGCTGAGTGGAAGAAAAAGAATCCGCATCTAGTAGTCGCGCAGATCGCGAAACGCGACGCCGACCAACTCAGAGCCACACCCAAGTGGGCCGATCTAACAAAGATCGCTGAGTTCTACAGACAGGCAAAGCTCCTGTCTGAATCAGGCACTAAATACCACGTGGACCACATCGTACCGCTTCGCTCGAAGCTGGTATGCGGCCTTCATGTCGAACATAACCTGCGGGTTACAACGGCAGAGGAAAACCTGAGAAAGAGAAATAGGCTGATAGACGAATGTCAACCTTTATCGATGGGGTCAATAGGCTCCTAAGAATCAATACCATCATTTCTGGTGACGACGACGACATAACCACGTTCTCAGATACCCAGCACGCGGCGGACATCTCCTTAGCGCAGATAGCGATTCAGGAAGAATTGGGGGAGATC